CCCTCGTCAATCATGTCGCGCACCAATGGCCACACTTGTCCCGTGCGGGCCGGGTCCACGCAAATGAGATAGTGCGGCAGTGGGGAGTGGACGTTCATATTATCCCCGCGCATCATATTTGAAGGTCAAATCTACGGCCGCGTTGCTCGGATGAGTTATGACGAATGATCCCAGCAGTGTGTTTGCCGCCAGCACATATGGCGGAGGGCTCAAAGCCGCGGCGTGCGCGGTGACCGGTGCGAAGTGGATCGAGCATGACGGGCTACAATTCGGCGCGCTAACGGTGGTGGTCGTCTGATTAGCCCGCAACGTGACAACGCCGCCGGAATTAACCCGGCCTTGGTAAAGTTGCTGAATAGCCTGCACCAAACGCGGAATGCGTGTCTCTGTAATTGCGAGATTTATGCCACTCATGCGTCACCTGCAGGAACCGAACTCGGTTGAATCGCCCTAGCATATGTCCACGTGGCACCAGCCGGAATCCGCAGCTTGGCGCGCGCATATCTTGTCTCGACAAGTTGCGGGCAATCGCCATTCCCCGACATTGCCGACTCTGCGCTGTAGGTAACCGCTGCCTGCGCATTGAGCCGCCCACCGATTGAAATCAAAGCTGCCGACGCATCGGTAATCGGCCGCACCGCGTCGATAAAGACCAGATCGCCTTCCAAGTCCTGCTCATCAGTTTCCATGATGGCCTCGACATTGGCACCATCGAAGAACCCGACTGCACTACCCGCCGATACCGCCGATAAACGAGCAGTGGCACCAGTCGAAACACTATCGAGCGAGAATGGTAGCGCATCCAGCGAACCACCGATGGCACCACCATCCACATAGGCATGCACGAATGCCGAACTGTTGCCGTCCTCGTCCTTCAGCAGATCAATGTGCGTGCCATCGATGATGTTAAACGACCATCGCCCGTTCGCCTCGACGGTGCCGACCACACCCTGCACCACAATGAAATTCTGTCCGACGATGGTGAAAAACGTATTTGATTCCTCGTTCAGCGTCAGCCGAATTAGACCGGCTCCATTATCAGCGGCACCAGTGACCGTCAGAGCTCCGGGAGCAATCGCGTCCAATTGGTGCAGCGTAAGACCGGGACGAGCCAAGGCCGCGAGATATTGCCCGCTTTGCGAAATCACGCTCCATTTGCCGCTCGCTCCGATCGACCAATCGAAGCATAAGATGGTATCGAATAGACCGGCTGCGCCAGCCTGAGATTTGAACGCCCAATAAACGCGGGTAGCCGATGGATCGGTAGCACCGATAAGTAGCCCCAGCGCGGAAGGGTCCACATTGGCGAAGAACCACCGATCAACACGCTCTTTGCCGATCGGAATTGGAACGCCGCCGGGCTGAATCATCCTGAAACCCTGCGCCGAGCAATAGAATGTGTTTGGACCAGAATTGATGATCGAATAGGCACCAAAGAGCGAATCCTGCGTCGACACTCGAACGATATCGAACACCACGCCAGAGCCGGGCGCATAGATCAGGCTTCGGATCGATGAGTCCTGAAATATCAGGCCAAACGCATCGCCGCCGGATATGCCGTGGCAATTGCCGCCATCCGGCAAGTCCTGATAATCCGATTGTCCGATACCCGCCGTCCAAGTCGTAATCCCATCCAAGTCCGACCATTGAATCCGGTTCGGATTAGACAACAGGCCGGTCAGCACCACAAAGAAATTAACGATTGCGATATTCGCCGCCTGCGGTGGAGAACCAGCCAAATCGGCAAACGCGCTCGATGATCCGAGCACATAGGATTGCAGCACAGTGTTTGCCTGCGTGGCCATGATGGTCTGGTTAAACTGCGCAAACTGCCAGTTTGCACCGCTCGAGAGCGCCGAATAAACGGTGGCACCCTTCGACACATCGATCCAGCCGAAAGTCGTATTGTCGAGCAAGTAGAGCTTAGTCGATGTGCCCGCGAACACCGAGATCGAGCCGTCAGTATTGCGCGCGAAGAAATATCCCTGGCAGGCGGCCGGCAGTCCTTGCGTGAAATCCACCAGCGACTGGAAAGGCCCATATCCGTCGCCCCGCGGCACGACACCGATTATATTCTGAGACACGCCGGTGCCCAAGTCCGAAAGGTCCGGCGAAAAATCGGGGATCGGGATGGTGGGGCGCTTTGCCATTATGCGCCTTTCAGAAAGCCATGGGCCGGATTATGCCCCTGCCGCTAATCTTGTTCGCCGCACCCTTTAGCTGCTTCCACTCGCGATAGGTCGCGCCTGCCGGTTGAAACGTAATGGGAGCATCAGGAAACATTGCTGCCGCCATCGTGGCATTGCGCGTCACATGGGTAGCGAGCTCGAACTTGGCTCGGCACCGAATCAATCGTTCGGCCGTCGTCATCCAAGGATTATTGGCCTCCGCCATGGTCGCCGGCCCCGCGACGTTCAGGAACAGACCGAGCGTGATCAGATAGGCTTGATCCGGGATTGCCGAGATGATCATTTCGCCGTTCTGATAGGCATACCAAGACGGCTGCCCGACCATGGTCCCGGCCTGCTGATTGTAGAGAATCAGCGTTTCTGGATCCTCGCGCTTTAGCTGCATGACGGTCGACGAGCCAATGTTGATATTAACCCGATCGATCTTCTTCGCGGTGCCTAGATTTGGATTATCGTCGGCCGTGTAATAGGCCTGCCCCGCCACCGTCAGGAAGGTTTGCGTGCCATCCGGCGGCACATCGGAAAACGAAAAACGCTCGTTCTGATAGACCGAGATCGCGTCATTGATGGCATTCGGGATTTGAACGGCGATCAGATCGGGGCGAACAATCTCACTCCCAATCCGCGCTATCATCGTTTGTAGGTCGCCGGCCATCGTCGCGCACTTCTGCGACTATGGTCAGTCGCTGTCGGTCTTGCTCAATTTGACCAGGATATAGCTGATTTTGATCGTGCCGTTGAGGGAGGCCGATGCGTGAATATTCTGCACCACAATCACAACTGATCCCGCTCCAGTCGTCACGGTCGCAATCGCCGGCATTCCGGTGGTGGATGAGCCAAGTTGCACAGTAGCGAGCACGATATCGCCAGCGGCGATCATATTGTTGGTCAGCGTCAGCGTGTAGGTCGCAGCCGCCGCAGTCGTCAGTGATTCCGAAGTGACCACGCCGCAGGCCGTCGGCAGGAGGCCAACAGCATTGAGCGTCGCCGCGCCCGAGGATGCCGTTGCCGCATTATTGAGGCATTCCAGAACGCCGACTCGAAATCCCTGCGATTGGTTTTGTTTATTGGTGCCGGTAGTCCCCGGCTGAATAGCCCAAGCCGACGCCGACATGAAGCCGACAGCAAGCAAAGCGATAAAGGCGCGCTTGAGCATTGGTCAGAACCTCCGAAGCGAGATCCGGCTTACTTCTTGATGCAGAAGAAGCTGATGCCGAGGGTATTGTTGAACGCCGCGGTGGCGTGCACGTTGCTGATCAGGATGACCAACGAACCAGCCGCCGGCGTCACCTTCATGACTACCGGGCTGCCGGTGCCGCCGGTCTGCACCGATGCGAGGCAGACATCGGTTGCCGCAACGACGGTGTCGGTAATGGTTTCGGTGAACGAACCGGCCGCAGCAGTCGAGGCAGATTCTGTGGTAATCAGACCGCACTTGTTCGCAAGCGTCGAGGCGTTCGACGTGCCGGTGGCCGTGCCGCAGTTGCCGCGCAGATTGCCATCGAGTGATGTATCTACGGCATATGCGGGAGCCGCGAGCGACACGCAGGCGATGGCCAGAGCGCCGAGGAGGCCGAGATTTCGCTTCAACATGGGTCTGTCTCTCTCGTTGGAATCGGATGCGGTCAGTAGTTAGCTCGACCAGCCGCCCTCGTACATGATGGTAACCCGCGCTTGCCCGGTGGTCGCCGGAGCCCCAGTCGGGATATAGCTGTAGTAGAGCGGCGTATCCGCAGCAGCAGCGAGGCTGCCGCCGAGCCCGCGGCTGACCGAAGTCGCGCCGACAACCGTCGGATCAAGATCGGTGCCAGCACCCGCCCCGTTCCCAAGCTGGCTGCCCGTCAGGGCCGTGCCAATGGTGATCGGATTGGTGGTGCCCGCGTTGAAGGCCGTCAGGATTTCAACCACCACGCCGAGGATGACAGCACCGGCGGGCAGAGAGTTCTGCCAGAGAATGCCGGTAGCGGCCCCTGCGTCGTTGAAGTTGATGATCTGCTTCAGCGTATTGACGACTTGCCTGGGGTCTTGGCGCGTCGGAGGCACAACAGCAGCGGTATTAGTGGCCATGGCTAATCAAGCCTCCGTTTAGGTGTGAGCTGCAGCATACGTCGAGACGGCGATGCAGCCATAGTCGAGTGAATTGTACACGGTCTTTTTCAAGCCGTGGATGGTCCACGCCGACACTTCAAGCCGGCGCTTGTGGTCGAACAGTTCCTCGTTCCACCGATACTTGGTTTGCGAGTTCTTCTGCCCGAACGCGATCATACATGCCTGACCGCCAAGCAGTACGGCGCGGTAGGTGTTCGCCACCACCACACCACCAGCGGAAATGCCGGCCGCCACGTCGAACGATGAGCGCAGAATGACGCTGTTATATTCGCCGATGGCGCCGGTATAGATCGGGCTGTCGGTGCCACGGCCCATCTGCGCGGCCTTGGTCAGGTCGAGCCATTGGCCGCTCGAGGTGTTCGTGCGCAAATCAGTGATCTGGTACGGATGCAGATACATCACGTACTTGTCGGTCAGCGTCTTGTTGTAATCCCGCCGCCCCATGCCGCTGCCGCCGCTCGAACCGCCAGCAAAGCGCGCCGGACGGACTTTCGGGGTTGCGGTGATCGCGGCTTCCTTCGCCTTGTCGATCAGGTTCAGTGTGAAGGTGTCGCCAGCTACCAGAAGATCGTCGGAGGCGCGGCCGGACTGCCGGATGATGCGGGTTGCCGCGATCGTGGCATTGAGCCCGGTAAAGCGGGTATCGGTCTGCACCGTATTGCCGCAAACCTGATTGAAGAACGCCACGGAGAAGCGTTTGGCGTACCAATCGGCAAGACCGCCCTTGGCCTCTTCGCGCAGGTTGAACGGCACCCGCTGCTGGTCGATCGTATACTCGGACTTCACGCCGACGACGTGGCCGAGCTCGTTAATCAGAATTTTGTCCGAGTAGGTCGTCAGCGATTCGCCGTTACCCTCGGCCAGTTGGTTCTCGGTGAAACCGGCACCGGACAACTGCATCCGGATCGCGTAGGTGACCTGATCGCCAGGACCCTTCTGCGTCTCGGTCTTGCGGTGAATGACCGAATCCGGATCGTCGCCAATCAGCGGCCCGATATCCGTGTATTTCAGGGCTTCGTGGTCTAGCTTGCGCGACCAGAGCTTAATCGCGAGGGCATCATTTACCGCATAGCTGGTGATAGACATCGTTAGACCCCTTGCTGGTCAATGGAGGGGGCAAACTTGCCAAATACCCTCAATCGTTCGGCCCGAGCCGCAATGGCAGCTTCTGCGGCAGTGTGAAAACCTTTGACAAAGCGGTAATCGCGATAGCGGACCTCGGCCATATAGAGGCCACTAGCTGTATGGAAACTGACGCCGCGCTCGCCCAATGCATTATCGGACCTGAGTTTGGCATTTGACCGTTGCTGCGACTCGTCGGCTTTTCTCAGGTTTGATGGCTTGTTGTTCGCGCGATTGAGATCGTGATGATCAATCTTTCGCGGCGCCCACTCGCCATAAAGCATGAACCAGATAAGCACATGCTCGCGGTATTTTTTGCCGTCGATGGAAACCCAGCGATAACCTTGTCCTTTGGATTGATGTACCCATCCAGCGCGTTGTCCGACCTTTGTCCTTGAGCCGGTGCGAACGCGCCATGTCAGCACCCCAGTCTCGACATCGAGATGGAGAACTTCATAAGCGCGTTCTTGCGTAAGCTTCGGCACTTGTAGAGGCACCCTGCGTTGAGGCGCTCGTATCGAGCAGCCGTCCAAAGTTCGCGTCGAAGTCGGGGTGCGCTGTTTATCGCCTGCGCGGCGAGTTTTCCCTTTGAGAAGCGCGGGATACGGCGCCTGTCCTAAATCCGGTGGACTAGACCGAGGAGTGGAGGTTTTGCGACCGGCCCGGGGAGGGCGATGGTCACGACCCCCGCTGTCTTGGGACACACCATTAGCAGCGGAGGCCGGTCTTGTAAAGCCCTACATCATGCGCCGAATAATTGGCGCTCCTGATCCGGCGACATATTCTCGACCATGTGGGCAAATTCATCGTCCGACATATTGGCCAGCTTCTCCGGCGTCAGCGGATTAGGCGGAGCGCCACCACCAGTCGATAGCGACCGCGCGGCCTCAGAACCCTCACGGATGCGCGCGATTTCATCCTCGACACGCGGGGCAGCAACGGGCGTATTCAACGCACCAGGGACAGCCGCAGGAGCAGCAACTGCACCCGTAGCAGGAGCAGCCACACCGTTCGGCTTTGGAGCAGGAGCCGCAGCAGTCGGCCGGAATCCGCGGGCTTTGGCCAGCGCCAAAACCGCCTTGGCCGGCGAACGCTTGTTCTTGATGGCACCCGAGACGAGCTCGCGCTCCTCGCCAGCGATTGTCTGCCTGATTTTACCGACCTCATCATCGGTAAGCCCGACGCCATTCTCAGTTAGGTCTTTCTGGAAGAAAAACTGCGCAAGTTCGAATGTCCGGTTTGCCATCAGGAATTGATAGGCCGGGACGAAATTCGGATCGGCAGCGGCGACCGAGCGCGCATCATCGATATAGGCGGTCGACAAGTCCTGCTCTTGCGTTCTGGTTTGCTGGGTAGCCTGAGTTTCAGCTATCTGAGCGCGAAATCGAGCATCGTCCCGCTTTTTCCAGTTCACCCAGGCGAAAATGTCCTGATCGGCATCGGGTTCGGGATCCTCCTCGGCCGGGTCTTGAGCAGCAGCCGGCGCAGGCGTCAAAGCCTCATTCAGGATGCGCAGGCGCTCATCAAGCCGCGCCTGATTTTGGCGGGTTTCACCGAGTTCACGCTCTGCCTTCTGACGGGCTTCCTCGGCACGCTCGTATTTCCGAGCCGATACCCGGCGCTTTGGAACCACGGGCGCCACTGTGCCGTCAGCAACAGGCGCGGCAGGAGCAGAACCGGCCACAGGCGGAGTGCCAGCATCATCTTCGTCGTCGTCATCCTCGCCACCAGCCTCGGCCACGACGGGAGCAGGCGCAGGAGTTGGATCGGGAGTGGGGGCAGGCGCGGGATCGGACGTCGCATCGCGCATCTGGTCGAATGCAGTACGCTCTTCAGCGGTGAACCCGTCGTCGACCTCACCTGCAGTATCTGCCGGATTGAGGGCTTGCGCGGTATCAGCCATAACTAACGACCTCCTCAGTTTGTGAACGGATGCGACGCCCTATTTGATCGAGAGCCGACGCATCCAGCGAATCAATCTCTATTGTGCCACTTGGGCCGGTCAGGACGATATGCCCGAGCGGGGGCTTTTCATTCGGAGACTCGACCGTCAGATCATAGTCACCGAACCGAATTGCTACTATTTCTTTGAACTTTCCGTAAGCCTGTTTGCGTTTACCCTCGGGCTTATCCGCAGCTTCAGCGACGTGAAAGGCAACCTCTCCCCACCGATAAAGCCCGCGCAGGTGCGTCTCGAACATTCCCTGCAGCATACGCATCAACTGGACCCGAGCCCTGATCACGGCCCACCAGGCGATGCCGACGGTTGAGGCTGTTGCGGTTGCGGAACTGGAATGGGGGTTGCCTCCGTGCGCGTCGCATTCACATGATCCTTGTGCGCCGCAGCAAGATCGCGATGCAGCCCACCGATAGCGCCAATATGATCGATGAGAGCCCCCACATGCGACGCTTGGCCATCGGTAGTCGCCCGATGAGCGTCAGAAACAGCCCCTATGACCTTGGCGTGCGTCTCTAGCCGGTCATTCACGACCCCAGCACGCTCACGGGCAGCCTGTGCAGTAGTCTTATCCGCAGTGGCCGCAGCCGTCTGGACTTTGGCAGCGCCCTCCATGGCCTTCAGGTGAGCATCTAGGCCGGTCGTATCGTTATCGGCCAGCATCTTGCGGGCCATGGCAATATCGTACATAGCCGTCGCCTC